GAAGTAATAGAAGCTCCGAAAGGTTTTAGAGTTACTGACGACATATTCTGGTCTAGGAATTTTGACAGGATAACTCGTATTAATGAGGGTTTGATGAACAAATGAACATAGCGCCGTGGTCGTTCAGTAAGATCAAGGCATTTCAACAATGTCCTAAGCAGTTTTACCATGAGAAGGTGCTCAAGCAGTACCCGTTCAAGGAGTCTGAGGCCACGCTTTACGGTACGGCTTTCCATGAAGCTGCGGAAGAATACATCCGTGACGGTGGTGAGCTAGACCCACGGTTCGACTACGCTAAAGACATGCTGGATGTGCTGGACGCCAAGAAAGGTGAGAAGCTGTGTGAGATCCAGATGGGGTTGACTAGAAACCTAAAGCCATGTGGATTCTATGATGAAGATGTTTGGTTTCGCGGTATCGCTGACTTAATCATCTTAGATAGAGAAGGCAAGGTAGCGTGGGTAATTGACTACAAGACCGGCAAGTCGGCAAGGTATGCGGATAAAGGGCAGCTAGAGCTTATGGCGTTGGCGACCTTCAAGCATTACCCTGAAGTGGAAACTGTACGAGCTGGCCTAGTATTCGTTGTTAGTAACGACTTAATAAAAGACCGGTACACGTTGGAAGACGAAGAACGGTTGTGGAAGAAATGGCTTAGTAACCATAGAGATATGGAAGCAGCCTTTGAGAAAGACGTGTGGAACCCAAAACCCAGTGGGCTATGCAAAGCATGGTGCCCTGTGTTGGAATGCCCACATAACGGGAAGAACTGATGCCGTATAAGAATCCGAAAGACCGTAAGAAACAAAAGAACCCTCCTGTGGGTAGCAAAGCGCATGAGGCACGTATGGAAAGACAACGTGCACGTCGGGCTATGGACAAGGTGGGACGCGATGCCAACAAGAATGGCAAAGCTGACAAGCGTGAAGGTAAAGACGTGAGCCACAATAAGATGTTAAGTCGTGGTGGTAGCAACAAAGACGGTGTGCGAATAGAAAGCAAGAGCGCTAACCGTAGTCGTAACGGGCAGAGTCCCAAGAAAGCGGGGCATAGACCCCGACGTAGGCAGTGAACAGAGACGACATAAAGCTGGGTATTTTGGTCGGCGTAGGTATTGTCGTAGCGATCAATCTACTGTCTTTGTTTCTCACTTTGACAATAACAGTTTAGACCAAGGCGAGTATTCCTGCCTGTTTTGCACCGTTCCCGTCCGGTGTGGTCGTATGGCGGGCTTTTTAACCGCGTGTAGTGGACACCCACTTCGCGCTTTTTTGCATGGGAGAACTGATGCAAGTGATAGATAACAAGGCGCTACTACTGCGCCTACGTGACCCGCAACGTATTACAACGATTATACCGAAGAGCAAAGAGCTATCGGATAACAGAGTGGTAGTTAACTGGGGGGTCGAAGAAACCCGTGTGCTAAAGAACTTAGGTATAGATGCACCCTCACCTATTAGCACACAATACGAATGGACGGGCAAGTTCTCACCAATGAGGCACCAGAAGACTACTTCTGAGTTCTTCACCATAAACAAACGAGGGTTCTGCTTTAACGAACAGGGTACAGGCAAGACCGCTAGTGCTATCTGGGCAGCGGATTACCTAATGAACAAAGGGTATGTGAGCCGCGCTTTAGTTATATGCCCTCTATCTATCATGCACTCTGCGTGGGCAGACGATCTGTTTACCTTCGCTATGCACCGTACGGTAGATGTGGCCTATGGGCCACCTAAGAAACGAAAGCAAATCATAGAGAACGGCTCTGATTTCGTCATTATTAACTACGACGGTGTAGAGATAGTGGCAGACGCCATCGCAAATGGCGGGTTTGATCTGATTATCGTAGACGAAGCTACGCACTATAAGAATCCACAGACAAAACGCTGGAAGACTCTGAACAAACTACTGAACCCTGAGACGTGGTTGTGGATGATGACAGGNACACCAGCAGCGCAAAGCCCNTTGGATGCGTACGGTCTGGCTAAACTTGTTAACCCGTCAGCCGTNCCTAGATTCTTCAGCTCGTTCCGCGATCAGGTCATGGTCAAGGTGACTAACTTCAAGTGGGTGCCCAAGGACACAGCGACAGACACNGTGTTCAACGCATTGCAGCCAGCGATACGGTTTACCAAAGACGAATGCCTAGACCTACCTGACATGGTTTACGTCAAACGTGAAGTAGAACTGACCCGCCAACAGATCAAATACTACAAAGAACTTAAAAGTAAGATGGTTATGCAAGCGTCCGGCGAGCAAATAACCGCAGTCAACGCAGCCGTAGGTATGAATAAGCTNCTNCAAATATCTGCCGGTGCTGTCTACACAGATGACGGTGAGTCCCTAGAGTTCGACATCAAACACCGATATAAGGTACTGCGCGAAGTCATAGACGAATCTAGCAAGAAGGTACTTGTATTTGTGCCATTCAAGCACGTCATAGATATTCTGGCGGACAAGCTCACCGCCGATGGCATACCCACTAGCATAGTTCGTGGTGATGTTTCGGGCGCGAAACGTACCGAAATCTTCAAACAGTTCCAACAGACCGATACTCCACAGGTGCTGGTCATTCAGCCACAAGCAGCAGCACACGGCGTAACACTCACCGCTGCGAACACCGTGGTGTGGTGGGGGCCAACCAGCTCTTTGGAAACATACGCACAGGCTAACGCACGGGTGCACAGACAGGGGCAAGACCACAAGTGTACGGTGGTACAGCTACAAGGCTCGTTTGTAGAGAAGAGAGTGTATGCGCTACTAGATAGTAGAATAGACGTACACACAAAAATGATTGATTTATACAACGAGATACTTGATTAACGTAGCGTTTGGCATTACATTACATATCTAGGTACATGGAGAACCGATATGGCAGAAGATGATAAAGGACTTAACGCTAAACTCATACGGGCGTATATGAAACTCCGCGAGAAGCGTTCAGAACTGAAGTCTGAATTTGAAGCCCAAGATAAAGTGTTTGAAGAGAACATGAACCTCCTGAAAGAGCGGATGTTGGAATACTTCAAGCAGCCAGAAAACGAGGGTGCCACTAACTTCAGCAGCGAGGAAGGTATGTTTATACGTACCACCAAGACGAAATACTGGACTGATGACTGGGAAAGTTTTCATAAATTCGTTGTGGAAGAGAACGCACCGGAACTTCTGGAGAAGCGGGTAGCGCAGGGCAACATGAAGCAATACTTGGAAGATAACCCTGACAAGCTGCCGATGGGTCTTAACACCACTACCGAATACACCATAACCGTGAGGAAAAAATAGTGTCAGAAGAGGCATATGTTGAAATAGAGCAGGTTGCGGAACACTTCAAAGTGTCTGTATCTACCATTAGAACGTGGATTAGGAACGGGCAGATACCCAGAGACGGTTGTTTTATCAAGATTGGTAAGACATATCGGTTCAAACTGTCTGAAGTGGATAAATCTGTAGCCCGATTAAATTCTGCAACAGCATTAGGAATTTCTGCAACAGACTTGGATAGGCAATCTGAGATAGGTTTTGACGAATCTGTGGGCGAAGTTGTTGCTGATTTAGACGAGGATCTGTAGTGTCGGACGGCACCTTTAGGCGCGTAAGTATTAGAGACGGGAAGTTTCGCACTGCCGTAGGTGGTAAAGAGACGCTTATCGACTCTGACACCATAGACGTAGTCATACTCAATGCTGCACCCAGAGGCCGCATGTTTTATGGCGATGCCTATGATGCGGGTAAGAAGTCAGCTCCTATATGCTGGTCATCGACCACTAAGATGCCTGACCCAGACGTGCCTGCCGATACTAAGCAAGCCACACGCTGCATGGATTGCCCACAGAACATAAAAGGTTCAGGGGATGGCAACTCCCGTGCATGTAAATACTCACAGCGTTTAGCTGTCACTTTGGAGGATAACCCAGAAGAAATATACCAATTGCAGTTACCAGCAAATGCTTTGTTTGGTGATGCACAACGGGGTTGGATGTCTATGCAGAACTACGCAAAGCACCTGCATAAGCACGATACCTCGGTGATAACCATTATTACTCGGATCTGTTTCGAGAATGACGGTTATATACCAAAACTTCGGTTTCGCCCTGTACGGGTGTTGAAACCTGAAGAGCTAGAAGTCGCTGTGGAAATGAGCATCCACCCAGATACCGAACGTGCTTTGACTATGGTCAAGCCTGATGAGGGCAATGCGCCAACGTCAATGTTCGAGCCGGTAGACGGGTTTGTTTATGACGCAGCTAACAACAATTAGGAGAACTAACGATGCACATTATTAAAAATGTGACCGCGCACTACCCACACTT